CTATTGCGCTTTTTTGCGTGGGCCTTGTACCACTTTTGCTGTTTTATCACGGAGATAAATTTGCGTTGTGCGTCTGTCTGTATGCCCAAGAAGTTTCTGTGAATCAATGCCCTGGTTGTCGGCTTCAGTGCCGGACATGGCGCGTAAATCGTGTAATGTGACGTTCTCAACACCAGCCTCGGCAGCAGCTTTCTTGAATGTTTTCCAGACGTTTGAGTGAGCACGAACAACGCCACCGCGGGTTGTGAATAGATGCGTCATGCTGATGGTTTGCTTGCGTGCCGCCTTGGCACGTTCAATAGCGGCAGATAATTCTGGCGTCCAGGCGACAATCAGTTTTTTGCCGGTTTTTTGTTGCTGGAAATATATGCCATCCTCTCTCAAGTCTGACCGCTTGATATGCAGCACATCACCAATCCGTTGGCCAGTCAAAAAACATACATCCATAATGACCTGCATCCAGTCCGGGCAATTTTTGTAAATAGCTTGGTACTCGTTTGTCGTTATAAGTCGGTCGCGCGTTTGCTGCTTATGCCTTTTCACTGAAATCGCAGGATTAAAATTGATAATTCCGCGATCAAGCGCCCACTGAAAAACCAACTTCAAAACTGTCAACATGCGGTTGCCAGTCGCGTAGTTATCTTTATACATATCCATCATTTGGACAATATCACCGTGCCGGACTTGATCTGGCATAAACTCAGCAAAAACCTCTTTGAGCAAAGAGGCTACGTAAGTGTATTGTTGCTGTGTGCTTGGTGATTTTCCATCAATAATGGCTGGCATGGCTTTATCAATAAGATCAGGCATAAAGCCATCAGCAGGGGCAACGATACGCGCATAAGCAATCAGCGCCTCATGTAAGTCAACCCCTAACTTTGTCCATTTGTTTTTCTTAACGTACCAGTAGGCCCCGTGCTTTTGGTAAACGCACGCGGGGAGGTGGCGGTCCTTTGTTCGTGGTCGCATAGCCTAAACTCGCTTCTAGTGCTGCCCGAAGAACAACAATCGTTTTATCGGGCCTTGTTCTAAACGGCACCCCCATGTGCTCCAAAGCCTTTGCTTGTGCTTTACGGGTGCTTTTTTGAGTAACCTCTTTAATTTCATCTTCCGATAAAGTTAGCATAAACACGTCCTTTTTTATATCCTCCATCTGGTTTTCGTTATCTCAGTAAGCAGTTTTGCTCACTCATTCAAAATCCTAAAATAAACAGCATTGTGTCGGTGCCGTGGCGAAAACCTCTCAAAATGAGTAATGCCGAATTTGCGCAAGATTTCGACAGCATCACTTTCCTTTGTACGGCTAATGCCCCGCGCATTGACGCTTACTATCGGCTCTTGCTTATCCAGCTGAATGGCAACCGAATAATTCTTGTTTGAAAACAGCATCGTGCCATCGGGCAGGGTGCCGTGTGCCTTGAAATTCTTGGGCGCTGTGATGATCATTTATTACCCCCAAGTCCGTTATATTCCTTGGCCCTGGTCTGGCCCAAAGACATGGCCTGCTCCCCGTAAAGTTCCGCTGTACGTTCCCAGGGTAACGTCTTGGGTGTGCGGTACTCTTTTGGCCGGGTGAGTTTTGCTGGTATCGGTTTTTTCCTCATTTCATACTCCTTCCAATTTCAGCAGCTGCGCGCACGATGGCGTGGCGTGCTCTTGCGTATTTATCAGCTCCATCACTGACAGCATCACGTCCAAAAAAACGAATCCCCGATGGGGTATCGGCGTAAGCTACGGGGCTGAATCCAATACGTATACCCAGACATACAGCCAGGCGAAAAGCGGCGCCATCATCTTCAAGCGGGGCCCATCCTTTCATCACCATGTCTTCCGGTTGGTTTGGTATGCATGTTTTGCCCAGTGCCGCCTTTGCTGCCAGCTCAAGTAATTCTCTATCTGTCATTTCTGGGCTCCTGTTGCCTTTTCGATTGCTGCCCGCGCCTCTTTTACCCAAATGGCCGTCGGATTTTGTGAAAACACGCAGGCTTTTTAAATTGCTCATTCCTCACCTCGCATGGCTTTTGTGATGGCTTCGCGTGCCGTTTTTCCTGTTTCAATATTATCAATACCAAACCATATCTCATACGAATTGTCCGTAACTGAATGACAAATAAGAGCCTCGTTCTCAATCAGCCAATCAAGCATATCGGTATCAGTTTGCATTTTGCGGTCTTGCGCAATATGGTCCGCTATTTTCTTCTCAAATCGTTCGATTCGCTGGTTCTGATTGACAATAGTATTCAGCAAACCGCGCACCTCTTTTGCGCTGAATATGAGCGTATGCTCTTTGCCTTTTGCGCCAGCAAGCGCTGCTTTGATCTCTTTCATACTACGATCTGAGACAACCATTTTCCCAGCATCGGGAATCTGATCAGGCTGCGGGGCGGCACTAATAGCTGCCAAAATTGCAATTTCCATCTCGCCAAATGGCATGTAAGCATCTTCAGCGGCTTCTGTCATTTCTGGCGTGGGAGCAAACGGCACTAACTGCCAGCCTTTGGGGGCCATATGGAGGATGTCCTCACAATGGTCTGCACGCTCATACTTGATCAGCTCAATAAGCTCTTCTTTGGTGAGTGATTCAAGTGGTCTTATGTTCATTCCTGCTCCTTTGTGCATAGATTTGCCCGTGCTTGCCATGTGTGCCACATCCAGCCCACAACATGGCTCCTATAAAGTCCGTCCTCGGTCGATACGTTTAATCCGAATTCTGATACCCAATGCTCGAATGCTTCGCGTTCTTTTTCGTAGTTCATTTCATCCCTCAATCAAATTTTTTATGTTTTCCGCAAATCTCACATTTGCAGTAATAACGAGTCCAGCTCTGGCCACACTCATCACTGGCCTCGGCCTCATCAATCGTTTTCCACCGGTGTAAATGCCAATCGCCAGTGAGCAGGAATTTAAGTAGTCTTAACATTTCAATCCTTCATAAAAACAATCCAGTGTGTTTTGCTGTGCTTGCCTGAGCGATGCCCGTAAAGCGGCTTTCTATCAGTACAGCCAAGGACTTCACGCACTGGAATTTGGGTTTCATTCCACTTAAAGACCAGGGTGCCGTTTGTTTTCAAAACACGAAAACATTGTTCAAAGCCGCGCCTTAAATCGTCTTTCCAGTCCAGACCCAAAACACCATATTTGTTTGCAAGCCAGCTTTTGTTGCCAGCCCGCACAAGATGAGGTGGATCAAAAACAACATGCCAAAATGATTCATCCGGAAACGGAATATTCCGGTAATCAAAAATGCAATCCGGCGTTATTTGAATTGTCCTGGTGCCGTCTTGCTTGTGAGTTCTATCAGTGACTGTGATAGTTTCGCTTCTGATGTCACCGAATAAGCAGCGGGAATCTTTGGTATCAAACCACATACCCTTTGGACCACAGCAGGGATCAAGAATTAGTGGCAATTGGGTCATGACCAATCCCTGCCGATTTCATCGATAATGTCCGAGATTGAAGTGGCTTTTGCTTTCGCTCTTATCGAATTGGGCGGAAGAGGCGCTCTTTTATTAACGTCAAAGCCGCCAGCCATGGCCAGGGCGAAAATGATTGTCGAAAGGATGTTGATATCAGCTAACACATCCTTTTTTTGATGATTTAACAACGCTTCAGCAGCTGCATAAACATACGGTTTCAGGTCGGTTTCACCGGGCTTTATTTCAAAGCCGGCATCAAGGAATATTTCCCTAATTTGATCTTGATTCACAAATCCTCCGGCATCAAAAGAACGACATCACCGCCCCAGGTGTCGTCGTAAATCCTCACACGGGCAATGGCATAAATATAACCATCCGGTGCTGGCCGGAATTCAGCATCTTCATCCAGTTGTGTTGCTGAGAAATAAAGATCATATGTATATGCCCTGATTTCGTACCCATTAAGCTGAGGGAAAGTCTGTTTCAGCCATTCATTGGCTTTATCAAAGTTCATTTCAAAACCTCCTTCCCATCGCCCCGAAAATCAACATCCCGCACAATTGTTTGCGGCTTGAACACAACCCTGTAGTGATAAACACTCACATCAGCGCCATCCAGCTGCTCGGCAAAATAGGTCACGTTATCCGACAGACCAAGGAAATGCTTCTTAAATTCGTTTGGGCCAGTCTTGCAGGTGACATGAAATGATGTGTTTGTAGCATTCGTATCAATAGAGCAACGGCCTTCAATTGTTAAAATGTACTGATCTGTTATGCCGTTGTAGAACACAATGCGGCGGTCAATTTCAAACATATCAGCCGCTTTGCTCAAATTTCTTGATGCAACTTTTGAGTCTGTGTCGCACGCTGATAATGCTATTGCAGCCATTAAAACTAAAGTTATTTTCTTCATTTCGATTCCCTTTTTCGCGCCTGGCCAAGTGCCTTCAATACGTTTTCATTACGCAAGTTAACCGGCTTGTCTGTCACGTTACTGGCACACATGGCCATTCTCTGATCACCGTAAAATTCGGCAGCTCTTTCCCATGAGGCAGTTTTTGGGGTTCTGTATTCTCTGTTCTTGGTCAATTTATTAACTATTAGTTTTTTTCGCATTATCAACCTCTATTTTTTCCATAGCCAACGCTACCGCGGTTCGCTCAGCATTAAATAAAAAAGCCACATCAACTCTGGGCAGCATGTCGTCAATCGTATTGATGCCGATTCTGATCGGCTCAAGCAGTCGTTGCGGCAGCTTCACTTGGTTGGCAATCAGCTCCCGAGCTTGAATCAATGCCCTGGCAGCACCGCCTAGGAACACTTTTTCAGGCTCAAACCGTTTGTCGTTTTCGGCAATAATCGCCATCGTGTTAAAAATATCAATCAGATCGTCGTACTTTTCGACATTCGGTTGCAGGCACAAAACTTGATATGCCAGCCTGGCATCAAGAGCCACGCGGCTGCGCAAGCCGGTGACGGGTATCTTGATGGGGCGGGGCTTTCGGTTAGAACGCTTCTTCATTAACAGAATCCTCGTAAATCGCCATAACGCTGCAGGTCAATGAAAACAGATCCCGGTTATTGATGATCGTTTTATCAATGCTGCTAATGCTATTAATCTGCTCAGACCGGTGCCTGGCCGGCTTGCTGTCGGCCGCGTCACGCTGAATCAGCCATACATTGCCATTCATTCTCTTGATCAGCTGCGCCTCATCCTCAAACCGGACATCCGTCACAACAAATTTACGGGTACCACATTTGATTTGCTCATGAATGAACAGCGACAGCTTATCTATCCAGTAATCACTAATCTGATTGCGTCGGTATTCGGTACCCCAAAGTTGCATAATTTCACGCGGTGTTCTGGGTGTAATCAGATTGTGGCCAAGGGCAGTCATTCGGTCGATAAACTCAATGTCACCGCAGCGAATGATAGCCAGCGCGGGATCTTTTCTTTCCTTCAGGTCATCATTGTTGAATACATCACTGCCAACCTTGAAAGCATCGATTACCTCAATGCGCAAAGCATCCGCAAAAGCGCACTGACAAAATCCAGGCTCGATGGACTCCAGAATCTCAGCAACCGTGTTCTTGCCGGCCCTGGCGCGTCCAGCCAGCCCAATGACTATGAATTTATCGTTCTTGCTCATTACAAATCGATCCTTCGTACTTGCATTGTTTTGATTTCAGTACCTTTTTCAATCAGATCAAGGGCGTCATTAACTGCATCGTCAACAGTCAAATCTGGACGGATTAATTCATACCACAATGCCAATTTTCCGCTTTGATTGCGATAGCGAAGCCGGGCATTTAGAACATAGCCCTGGGCCTTCCAAAACACCGGAATGCCGATACTGAATTTATCGAAAACAGACATGCGCTCAACTGTGGCCGCATCATCGTTATCGACAAAATCCAGATTTGAGCCACCAGACTGCAGCCGGATAGTTGACTTAAGCCGCTTTTCGCTGTTCACTTCAAATTTGATGGCCATTTCCAGCATCTGGGCACCGCTGGGCATTGTGGCCTGGCCAGATTCAGCAGGTGGTTGGTAAATATCTTTGAGGTTTTCTTCAACGAATACAGCAAAATCGAATTGAGACATTGGCTTGCGATCATTCTTTGTCCATGTCTCCCATTCAAATGCGGTTTTTGGCACAAAGGCGGCGGTAAAATCACACCAGCCTGGCAACGCTTGGGCAGGCTGGTGTTCGTTGAAAACAGCCTTAACTACCAGCGGGGAATTTTCTGAAGAAACGGCATAAATACGTGTTTCTTCCGTTTTATGCAAGTTCACATAATCGACAAACGATTCCGATGTTGTGAATGTAATATTTCCTTTTTTGCGAAATGGGCGCTCTTGTAAACGCTCCATTTCAGCGTCCGTTTTCAGGCTCCATCCATCTGGTATGGCCAGCAGCGTTCCGGTTTGCAGGCTATGCCGCAATTCCAGTGGCTCCCGGGCTTTATCAAAGATGGTTTGAGCAATGTTTTCGTTCAATTCATTCATTGTTACTGACCTTTTTGTGATTGATAGAAATAACGTCACTGGATCCAGTGACAGGAACGGTTTTCAGATCCAGCTTGCTTTGCCGGGGGTCTTCGGTTAATAGATTGCCCTCGGGTGATACAAACATCATGGTAGTGATGGGCTGCTCTTTTGGCACCTTGCTAGTGACTTTGTCGCTGATATCAAGTGCCCCAGATCGGCCCAGCCGTTTAATGGTGATCTTGATGTTTAACTCACCCGGCTTTCCGGTTTCTTCAACAGCTTTGACGACTTGCGCAAGCTGTTCCGTGGCCTCCAGGCACAACATGCCAGAGCGGATTCGCTGAATGGTTTGTTCAAATGGAATTTGAGCCATAAAATTTCCTAAAGAATAAAAATAAGGTCAGACCACACGCTGGCCAAATACAAGACGCAGGCCGCAAAAATGGCAATCAGCATGAGCCAGAGACCAGCGGATGATTGTTCGCTTTCTTGGTGCGTCCAGGCACCGGTCAGTGGATCGTATTCGTGATCAACCGGGTAGCAAAATTCAGTTAATGAGTTGTATATTTCAGGATTCATGGGGGCCTCATTCAGAATCGCCAGCAGCCAGTTTCTTAAAATCTGGCCTGGCTGGTTGGGTTGATAATCTTTTTTTTGCAACGGTAATTGCGGTTTGGTTTAAGCAGTAGGCCAGGGCAGGTATTGACAGGGCCACATCAATGGGGATAGTCAGCTTGGCCAGTCGTGCCGCTTCCAAAAGATCAACGCGGGATGGCTTCATTGCAGGTTGCTCCGCGAAAAGTATCAGAGTTAGGCAGTCAGACCGTCACCAGGGCTTAACCACAAGCCGTATAAACGGATTTGATGAGTGGCTTTCATAGAAAATGGCAATAGCTTGACTTACAGAATCTGCCAGGATAGGCAGTCCGTTCACGTTGAATTTGCACATGATTATTCCTTGGTTTTTTTGCGGGAAGGGAGTGGCAACTACTGTTGAATGCCGGACTTTCCCGGCGGTCACCACGTTTATTACTTGGTCAGTAAATGTGATAGGATGTAATTTCCACAAAACAACCCATCATCATGAGGTACATATGAGCGATAAAACGAAGGGTGGCGCGCAGCCTAATCAATTGCCCAAGGCGCCAGATAGAGTTGAGAAGGCGCATTATTACAAAACGCCAGCCCCTAAACCGGTTACTCCTCCTGCCACAACGGGAGGCCAGAAAAAATAAGGAACTACCATGCCAGAATTAGCTCTTTCAATGCTATATGAAAAAATGATGTACAAGTTTTATCTTCGTTTAGATAAATTATGCTCATTTTTATTGTTATTTCTGGCCTTGCTGGTTGTTAACCAGGGCGGGGTAGTGGTTGCTGCATTCATTGCGGCTGTTACAGCTTTTCAGCTGGTATATTCACCAGGGCAGAAAGGGCAGTCTGCAAAATCACAATATTGCAAATATTTGAAGCTATATCATCGGCAAGAACAGGGCTTGATTACTGAAGAAGAAATTAAGAATAAGCTGATAAAGCTCTCCAAAACCGACTCAGATACCGTTGATTCCTTATATCATCCTGCCCGTCTTGCCTCTTTGGCAATCCAAGGGATCCATAATGAAAGTCTGGACGAGAATGAAAAAGAAAGACCACTCAAATGGAATGAAAAGCTTGCCGTTTGGTTTGCTGGTGAGTATCCGGAATTCCGGTTTTAGTAACCCTTAAGAAAAAGAGCGATCCCCTCAGCTAGTATAACGACCCTGGGAAGGTCAATTAAAGTTACCTGTAGGTGCATTTTTTCACGCCCGCGCTCTTTCTTAAGGGTGCAGGTTTATCTCGGAAAACCAGCAAAAACCGTATTGCAAGGAGTCAGAAATCAGGCGCTGGTGCCTTACATCACAGATCACTATCTGCTACCGTTCTCGCTTATGTGCCCACCGTTGCGAACCGGCCTTTAACCCTATATGCTGGGCTGGGCGAGGCTATAACACGAAGCTGTCAGACTTCGGTAACCGGGCTGGTGAATAAATCAAGAGCCAAACCGGTTACCGAAATCTATTAAGCAGGATTCTGTTTTAATTCGTTCATCAATTTTCTGTGCAATTGGTTAATTGGTGCCGGGTGAATAACGGCAGGCAAGAACCTGCTCAATAGATGGCACTCTTTCGAATGCCTTTGCCAAGCCTCTCGACAACACCCTGATATTCAGGCTTCGGGCAGGCTTGGTTGGATGAGGAATATTTGCGCGTTCCTTCTTCCTTTCGCGCCCGTTACCGGCTCCTGATAGATAGATACGGCAAACCCATTATTGCCAAACTTCCTCTGTTATCAGGATTCCATGCCTTTTACTCCTGCCGGCATGTGGTCGGGCAGGCTGGCTTCTCGACCCTTTCAGGTAGCCAGCTATTTATCGTCCAGTTTTTTAAAGAAGCTTCTTGTGAAGCGTGCGCTCCGTTGAGTGCATGAGTTAACTTTAGCAAAAGCGAAAACAAAAGTAAAGCAAAAGCGAAACATATTTTAGCAAATGCGAAAATTTATAGAAACAAAATGTAAGTTTGATGTTTTTATGTTGGTTGTGCGCCCATCAACAATGGCTAAAATTACCCACCTTGACCGGGTTCAGGCCAGCCGCCGGTTTAAGATTTGCTCATGAATACTTTTAAATTACTGCCGGACGGCAATCTTTTACACGACAGCGGTTTTGTTCTCATTACCGAAAATGAGCACTTACGACTGGACTTATTGACGATGGATGAATTTATCGCCTGGATGCGGGAGGGGGATGATGAGGAGCTGGAGAAAAGGGTGGGGCGGATGCTTTGGGAAGCCTTGGGGTTTTTGTGGGGGTTGAATTGAAAACCCGCCGGAGCGGGTGGGTTATATTTGCGTAAAAATTTTATTGCAAAGTTGATGGAATTCGAGTGATTTGCAACAAAGGCTAAAATTGCCTACTTTTACCTAATAAAAATGAGAAAAATAGCTGGTAAAAATAATAAGCCACCGGCTGGGAGACGGTGGCTTGGTGACGGATTTGGAGTTGGAGGTTAATCAGGATCCTTAATTTTTCTTATTTCAAATTCTGAAATTTCATTTTCAGGGTTTACATATAGATGTCTTATATCGTTAGCGTGATCATTTTCGTCTGAATTTGATTTGATCGTATTTGCTAAGGCAATAGTAAGATATAGGCTATAGATTGAAATAAAACTTAAAGCAGTAAGAATTGATAAAGATAATGATCTTCCAATTTCTTTGTATTCTAAAACCCATGGGATAGATTTTAGAATGCTTCCTATTAATATAGATAAAAATGAAAAAATAATTACTATTGTAGAATATATTAATGGCTTAAAAAAACGCCCGATTTCTATGTTTTCATTATTATTAATTTGCTTATTAATTTTATTTGTGATTTTTAATTTATCTGGGAATACAATGGCTATCCAAATACCTATAATTGTAAGTATTATAGAAGAAATTGTTAATAATGAGTTGTAAATTTCTTTTTGTGAATTGAAAGAAAGATTCTTTCCATATATTAAAGACAGTATGGTTAATGCCAGTGGTGTAAATAAGAATAATGGGATAAAGAATCTTTTTTTCATGGGGTTTATAAAAAATTATGTTTTTTATATTTGATTTAAATTAAGTTGATTTTTTATTGAGTTTTTCATAACTTATTTGTGGTTTTTCTTCAATTTTTTTCTGCGATTCTTTTATTTTAAATTCTTTAGGTACTATTTCTAAAATATGTTTTTTGTGTGTGTCCAATGCGTGTAATAAATGATTTGCATTTAAATTAGAAAAGTCTTTAACAGGAAAATTAAGATTGAAGCTAGTTTTTAAAAAAGACTCACCAAGCCATAATTTTTTTCCGAGATTTTTTTTAAATTCAAAGCCATAGTCTTTACCTGAGTCAATACCGCCATCTTCCTCCCATCCCTGAATTATTTCTCTAACTGCTTTTTCTGTAAGATTAACTTCAAAGCTTGATTCGAATCTCACCTTTTCTTTTGTTGGAATTGAATAGTTTTTAACTTCAAAAAAATCAGTGACTTTTTGCCAAAGAGCTTTTGTGTTTTTTGTTAATGCGTTTAATTCTGCTTTTGTCGTTATTCTTGCTATTTCATTAGCTGAGTTAATTATTTTTTCATGATTACCAAGTATGCGAATTGGAGATATTTTTAAATTTGATTTTAATTTTAGTAACTCATTGTTTGAGGGTGTAAGATAAGCAACAACATTCTTTTTTAATGAATCTTCGCTTTTTGTATGTTTTGCATAAGGAGTATGATATTTAATAAAATCATAGATATATTTATTCATACCAGATTTTCCACCATATGAATGATTCATATTTATGGTGGCAATTAAATTTGAATCGGAAATAAACCAAAAAAAAGTAGGGAAGCCAGGTATGTCATCAGGCCCTACGCTAGATAAATTAAGAGTTGCGTTACCTACTTTTTTTAATCCTGGTAATGACATTACATTACCATCGGAAGTTGGTACTTCATTCCATAATACCACAACCCAATCGTTATGTTCGTTATTTTTTAAATCTGCTAAATAAATTGGATGTTGATAAGATCCTTGTTCGGGTTCAAATAGTTTAGTATCTTTGGTATTTCTACTACTGGACCATTCTTTTAAATCACTCAAGAATAAATTTATATCACCATAGACGTGATCGTTACTTCTAAATTTATAATATCCACATTCTTCAATTTTATAAAATATGATTTTTGCTTCTTGATCCATTGTTATCCTTATTGCCGTTTCAAATAACTCTTCTTCCCAGAGTCAGTGCAACGCACTCATTCACGCATCCACTGCACTCCGTTCATCTGCTGCCGATACCATTCCCAAATTGCCGGATCGGTAATATTCTTCCTTAGCCACTCGTCCAGGCTGAGCGTGTGGTAGTTCATGATTTACTGTTCAAGATTTAAATCTTTTTCTAAACTAAGATAATATAAAAAATATCCAGAAGTATCAGATATCATTGAGATTTTTTGCAGACAACTGTCAACTTTTTTATAACCATACGATCCAAATTTATCAACACATTTATTTACCTCAATTTTGCATTCTGCAGCTTTTGAAAAATCATTAGTTTTTTTGTAATTATTAAATTTATAAGAGTCATCACAAGCTTTATGTCCATATGAGCGTAATTTCCTATTTCTAGGGTCTTTTCTATTTGTTTGCTCAATTTCTTTTTTTTGAGCGTCTTCATCATCCTTTTTTTGTATTAGATATAACATGCACTCATGGCTTGAGGATTTTTCCCTATTTGTAACGCATTGCGCATAAGAAACACAGAAAAATTGATATTCTTGAGGATTGTCTTTAGCTAGGTAGGCAATTTTGTTATGGATAGCAAAAGGTTCTTTTCCTGTGTATGCTCCCATTGAATTCTTAGCATTAACAGAGCCACAAATGACTCCTTCTCCAAAATCTTTTACATCATGAAATTTTGCAGTATAAGGATCTTTAAGTAGATTTTTAACTGGATCTACATTTGGCTCAAAAATACCAAAAAAAGCCTGAGCCGGTAATGAAATTGACATAATCACCAGTGTTGTTGTAAATTTTTTAATCAAGTCACGCATTCTATTGCCTTTGTATTGAATTTTTATTTTTCTATAAAATTAAAAATACTCAGATTGGGCATGAACGACCCTGCCAACTATAAACGTACTCTCATCACACAAAACCCTTGGATAGCTTGCCTTATCCGGGTTGTCTGAGGAAAGGTACCACCCACCAAAATCTTTTATTAGTCTTTTGATTACTGGCTCGCCATGGTAGTTGAAAACATACAGCCCTTCGTTCTTCTTGCTTGTATCTTGGGTGTTAACAATAACGATTGACCCATCCGTGAGCGTAGGCTCCATGCTTTTGCCGTTTACAGAAATTGCATACAGGGCATCCGGATTGTAGTTTCTTCGCTGAAACCATGACTTCTTGAAATAAATTGGCTCATATTCATTCTCGTCCAGGTAGTTAACGGCAAACCCACTGATCCCGGCGGTTACTTTGATACAGACAAATTTAACAAAATCAAACTCATCGTTGTCAGCAAAAACAATTTCTTCTTTTTCATCCAAATCCAAAGACCCAAACCCAACCCCACAGGCTGCTTCTATTTTTCTGGCCGACCTTTCTGTCATGTTCCTTGAGTTCGGATTATCAGGATTGGCCAGCCACTGACCGATTTGAGAAAGAGATATTCCGGTCCTCTCAGAAAACAACTGCTGAGAGCCGTTATATTTTTCGTTAATTAAGGCCAGGAGGTTCTTATTTCGAATTGAGCGCATGTCTTTTTTCATGTCCATAATTTTAGCGTCTGCTAATTTCGCATTTGCTTGTAATTAATTTTCGCATGTGCTAAAGTTAAGTTATGAGAAATAGCACACCAACCCCAATTAAAAAACTCAGATGTTTTGCAAAAAGCAGGAAAGGCCTATTCAGTGAATTGGCCGGACATTTGCAAGTTTCTGAGTCGTATTTATCCCAGATGATCTCAGGATACCGTCCGGTCCCTCATGAGTTGGCGGTAATGATCGAGGTATTCTCAAAAGGCGAGGTCACAAGAATTGATTGCAGGCCGCACGATGGAACAAAGGTCTGGCCTGAACTCGCCAGCATACAAATCAATGAATAACCATGTCCTCACCTCCCTTCAGCAGTCGGTAAAAATGAGGCCTTCAATGAATAGTGCCTGCTTTGGCAATACATTCCCCATGCCAGTATCCATAAACCAGGCGATCAAAAAGCCCGGCTATATGCGCCTGCACTGGATCCTCAAAGATCTCATGCGCAATGCACATGGCCAGCTCCATCAGCTCTTCTGTTTTTTCAGCAGTAAGGGTTTTCATAATTTTCACTCCAAGAAAATTTCATTAACTACATTCTGCACCGATGCTCATTCATCGGCACGCAGATAATTTTGAACGAGGTTGAATATGTCCCTACAACATAAACACAACACCGTTGAACAGATCATAAGAAGCCGGCTGGGCAATCCAGCCACGCGTGACGAAATTGCTAATGCCGTGGGTTGGAAAGACCCCAGCAGTAGCAGTTCCCGCGTATTGTCAGGCCAGCAGGGCATCCAGCTGCGTGACATGAATTCATTGCTGGCAGCTTGCGGTCTTGTTCTGGTAGACCCTAAATATCTTGACTGGCTGAAATATGGCGCTCAACTGGGCGCTAATTGCTGGTGCGAGCGAAACAACATGGCGGGCGCATGCTCAGGAGGTATTGAGTGTTAAAAAAACAGCCAGGCCGTCCGCTGGGGCCAATAGCAGAGTCGATACTTGAACTATTGGCTTCTCAGTATCCTTTAAGTGCAAGAGAAATTGCATATCAATTGCAGTTGAATGTAAATGCAGCAGAAATAACCTGCACCCGTCTGGTGTCTAGAGGCCGACTTCGTGTAGTAAAAAAAACACGAATTAAAGGTGCGAATAAGCCTGTTTCTAAATACGCACTTGTCCGTCAAATTTCAAACCAAACAACATTCTCTACTACTTATTTCAGGATCTAACAATGCAACGCTATGATTTCAAAGAAGTGGCTCAAATAGCCCTTGGGCAGTCTTTATCCCTTGTTTCAGCCTGGCTTCCCGCTGGCCGGAAAATAAATAGTGAATGGCAGTGCGGCAGCCTGAATGGGGAAGAAGGCAGTTCATTCAGTGTCAATCTGAAAACAGGAATCTGGTCTGATTTCGCTACCGGTGAAAAGGGCGGCGATCTGGTCAGCCTGTATGCCGCTATATACACGAATAACAATCAGGGCAAGGCCGTAAAGGAGCTGGCAGAGCAATTGCGTATTAATCCCGTTTTTACCAATGCAATTGAAAAAACATCCAATATAGAGCCCAGCAAAAGCCCATGGGTACCCGTTCTTCCGGTACCAGAAAACGCTTCCCCTGCGCCAGTGGCGCATATTAAACGGGGCAGGCCAGATGTGGCCTGGGCATACAAAGATCAGCAGGGCCGTCTTTTGGGTTACGTACACAGGTTTACAAAATCAGACGGCAGTAAAGAAATTGCCCCTTTAGTGTATGCCCGTGATTCCAGTAGCACCAGCGGAGACCGGTTTGCATGGCGTTGGATGCATTTTCCAGCGCCACGCCCACTCTATGCCTTGGAACACCTTGGCAATGAAAAGCCTGTACTGATTGTTGAGGGTGAAAAATGCGTGGATGCTGCCCGAAGTCAGCCTGAAATAATTGAACGCTTTGATGTGGTTAGCTGGTCTGGTGGCAGTAATGCAGTGGCTAAGGCCGATTGGGCGCCAATTAATGGCCGTAATGTGTTGATTTGGCCAGACACTGATTCAATCCAGAATCGGGAAAAAACGGGTTACTTGCCGTTTGAAAAACAGCCAGGCATTAAAGCAGCGCTTCAGATTGAAGAAATACTTTCAGCCCAGGGGTGCAATGTGGTCTTTGTCAAGATTGAACAGCCAGGTGTTGTTAAGCCTGGCTGGGATATCGCCGATGCTATTGATGAAGGCTTAATTGCCCAATCGCTTATTGATTGGATTAATGAAAGAAAAACCGATAAAAACGGCTTGATTGGCCAGCCTGGAAATACTGAGGGCGCTCAACCAGCGCAAAATGATACTGCACCCGCGAAAGCCGCAAAAGGGGGGAAGACCCCTTCCAGAGCTCCCGCAGAAGGGTGGTATAACTTGCTGTTGCAAGATGAACGGTATCGTTATGAGGATTGCCGGGAAAACGTTGCTATTTGCATTGAAAATCATCCGGCGCTTAAAGGTTGCCTGGCATTCAATGATTTCACGGCAAGGGTAATGCGTGTAAAGCCAACGCCATGGAATGCCGAACTGGGTGAATGGACTGATAATGATGATCTTGAACTATCCAATTTTTTAGCACAGCATGGTCCAGTTATTTTTAAATCACTGGCTAATATTGGTCACGCGGTCCAAATGGTGGCCTATAGAAACAAATTCCACCCCTTGCAGAATTATTTGAACTCGCTTGAATGGGATGGCATGGACAGGACATCAACCTGGCTGACAGATCTATTGGGGGTGCCTGATAGTGACTATTCAAGGTTAGTGGGCAAGTTATGGCTTAGGCAGGCGGTTAGCAGGGCCATGAAGCCCGGCAGCAAGGCTGATTACGTACTGATTCTTGAGGGCTTGCAGGGAATTCAAAAATCCAGTGCATTGCGCGCGTTGGGTGGTGAGTATTTTTCAGATGCGCCACTAGACTTGAACAGTAAAGATGTATACCAGGCCATTAATGGCGTCTGGATTTATGAGATTGCCGAGCTGGATGCTTTCAACAGAACTGAGGCTACACGGATTAAAGCATTCATTACTCAGCCAGTTGACCGGTACCGCCTTCCCTATGAAAAACGAATGATCGACCAGCGCAGGCATGTTGTTTTTGCCGGCACCACCAATAATTACGAATATCACAAGGACACAACGGGGAACCGACGGTTCTGGTCTGTGCGGTGCTCAAAAATACAGCTGGACGCCCTTAGGGAGGTAAGGGGCCAACTTTTTGCGCAAGCCTTGCATGAGGTAAGGGCAGGCGAACCAATCTATCCAACACGAGAACAGGAACTGAACTTAATCCAGCCAGAACAGGAAATGAGAGAGATTGTCGATGCCTGGCAGCAGATCATTGAAAGATGGCTGGAAGAGCCTGATAACCGCCGCAAGGAGCGCGTAACGGTTAGTGAAATACTGCACAATGCAATAGGCATGGATTCAGCCAGAATTAACCCTACGCGTCAATCTGAGACCAAGGTTGGATCCATCATGCATAAGCTGGGCTGGATTAAGAAACGGGAAACCAGTGGTAAGCAGCGGTCGTATTACTACCAGCGGCCAGCCAGGCAAGAGAGGACCGCATGACATAAATTTCCCTTAACCCCTCTTATATACCCGTGATTACACCGTATTTAATACGGTGCGGGATACTTTGTGCTTTAAATTTTTTTAATGATAACCAACCAGCAAATCAGGTAAGACATGATAAAAACCTTAAAAATCAATAGCATGGCTAACGTCCAACCTTGTCGAGCCATTTTCTCACATGCGCACGTATGCGTGTGTGTGCGTGAGCGTGCACCCGCCTGCGCACCCGCGCATATGCGGGCATGTGTACATGACGTCAGACATGTAGGTCATGCTGTTTAAATTATTGATTATTAAACGTATTTTTTTGTCTTACAGTTGTCCAGTTTTTTTAAGGTAGGTCTCAATGAACAGAAATCAATATATCGATGCAAGACTGCAGGATTGGGCACAATGGAAATGCAGTGGAGGCATAGGTGCGTATCGCGGCATTGATTTTTCAAAAGAATATAACAATGGCGCTTTTATTGACTACACGGCAGACCAGGAGGATGCCTGCCTTGAAATGGATATGGCCATTGCCTGCCTGCCCCTTGATCTTAAGCGCACAGTGGTGGCAGTGTACACCTGGGACGGTGGCCTGGATGTTGTGGTGGCTAAGCTGAGGATTACCCGGCAAACCATTCACAGGCGTCTTTGTCATGCTGATCTGCGTATTGATGACTTCTTAATTTCCAGACGTGAGCGTGAAAAACAAATCCTCGCCAACTGCTGATAAACAATTTTGCAAGTTATACATGATCGGGTATATTGTGATACGTTCAGGCGGTTGTTGCGACAGCCTGGGCAGCAGTAGGGACAGGCCCGGATCATTTGGAGTGATTCGGGCCATTTTTGTGTCCACATGAAGCCAGTTCTTAAACGGGTGGGTTTGTTGCGAAAAGGAATGGGTATGTTAAAGAAAGTGAGTGGCTATACCGGGCCAAGTGAGTTTAATCCCAGTGATACGCAAAAAATTGTAATTACGGTACCAGGTGTACTCCGTAGGAACGAATACGAAACACTGCGAGAACGTCTGGACGTTGTATTCCCTGATCAAAAAGTCTTAGTTTTTGAGGGAGGCATGAGTATTGCGACTCTGCCGGAAATTCATGCGCTTGATCGTGTTTCAGATAAGTTAGACAGATTGATTGAAGCAATCAATCTCAGTAAAGGATTTGAAAGTAGCAAAGTTGAACCTGGACTCTCTTCAAAAACAACAGAAGAATGAAGCTACAAACAAAGAAACCTCGTATTGCCAGGCATAAACCAACCGTTACATTTGCACCGGCAGAAAAGAAGCGTCTAACTGGTCGTAGGTTGCAAGACAGGCGGTTGAGGATCTGGACAAAAGATGGCCAATGCGCCATGTGTGGCAGGTTTACTTTGTTCCCGAATGGATTTGAGCTGGATCACCGGGTACCGCTGCATCAAGGCGGTGAGGATGTTGAGGAAAATTGTCAGATTTTGTGCAATGGACCTGATGGATGCCACGATAAAAAAACAAGAATGGATGGCGGATACAAACCCAGGCGATATTGAGCGCAATGGGGGGGTGGTCAAAATATTGAGATCGCGCTCCACTGGAAACCAGCTGTATTCCCACGCGTAGAAAATATCCTCTTTAACGGATTTTGTTAAGTTTGTTTGTTAAGTAACTATGAGTTGAATTTATGTCGTTAACCAATCAGCAACGATTATATGCCGAAGCCAGATTTGCAGGCTTCAGTAAAAAAGACGCTGCGTTGGCTGCCGGCTGCCCAGATAAAACAGCCTCGCAGGCTGGGTCTCGGTTAGAGAAACATCCAAATGTTGTTGCTCACCTGGCAAGATTGAAGTCAATTGAATCTGATTCCAATCCAGCTGCCGGCCGTGATGCTTTACCAGCTGGCGTCAATCCTTCAGATGCGTTTTATGATGATCCAATGGATCTGTTGAAATCTGAGATGAATAATCCAGCTTTGGATCCAAAAACACGAATTCAGGCAGCTACCGCGCTGTTGCCTTATCTTCATCAGAAAATGGGTGAAAGCGGCAAAAAGGATAAGGTAGAAGATGCCGCGCGCGATGTTGTCAATGGCAGGTTCAAAATGGCTGCACCTCCTCAGCTGGCATTGATTAAATGAACGTTGAATGGACAACCACTTGCGTTGATTGGGAGTCACGCCTTAAAAGCCGTCTTCCAATTATTCCGAAGCCGATATTTCCAGAGAAAGCCCAAGAGGCCCTGGATGTATTCAAGGCGCTTCGTGTGGTGGATTTACCAGGCAAACCCACCTTTGGCGAATGTTCGGATCAGTGGGTTTTTGATTTTGTGGGTGCTATCTTTGGCGGTTGCGATCCGGAAACCGGCAATCAGATGATCCGTGAATACGGGCTGTTGATTTCCAAAAAAAATACAAAATCAACTATCGCTGCTGGAATAATGTTGACAGCAGTTATTTTGTGCTGGCGCGAAGATGAAGAGCACCTGATTCTGGCCCCAACAAAGGAAGTTGCTGACAACAGCTTCCGGCCTGCGGCTGGCATGGTAAGGGCTGATCCAGAGTTGTCGGCTTTATTCCATGTGCAGGATCATATTCGGACCATCACGCACCGCGTTTCAAAATCCAGCTTAAAGGTGGTGGCCGCAGAAACAGATACTGTTGGTGGTAAAAAATCTGGTCGGATATTGGTTGATGAGTTATGGCTTTTTGGCAAACAACCCAGAGCACAGGCCATGTTTATGGAGGCCACCGGCGGGTTGGCATCGAGGCCTGAAGGCTGGGTTATTTATCTGACTACGCAATCAGATGAACCGCCTGCAGGCGTTTTCAAGGAAAAGCTGAACTATTGGCGTGAAGTTCGTGACGGTAATGTGCACGACTCGCGGACACTGGGCATTTTGTATGAATTTCCGCAGGACATGATTGCCAGTAAGGCATATCTTAAGCCAGAAAATTTTTATATCACAAACCCAAATCTGGGTAGATCGGTAAGCCAGGCGTGGTTGAAAGACCAGCTTAACCGGTTCAAAGGCAATACTGATGGATCATTCCAGCAGTTTTTGGCCAAGCATCTGAATATTGAGATTGGTTTGAGTCTACGTTCAGACCGTTGGCCAGGCGCTGATTTCTGGGAGCAGCAGGGCTCAAGAAAAGGGCTTACGCTGGATGCGTTGATTGAGCGCTCGGAAGTAGTCACCGTAGGTATTGATGGTGGCGGTTTGGATGACTTGCTTGGCCTAGCGATAATAGGTCGTGACAAGGAAACCCGTGAATGGATGCTATGGACGCATGCCTGGGCCCATCCATCTGTTTTGGAGCGAAGGAAGGCGGAAGCACCACGTTTTCATGATTTTGCCAGGGATGGTGATTTAACAATTGTTGATCATATTGGGCAAGATGCCCAGGCGGTTGGCAGGATTGTGGCTCAAGTTTATCGAAGCGGTCTTTTAGATAAAGTGGGTGTAGACCCGGTTGGTATTGCCGCATTTATTGACTCCATTATTGCAGAGGATGTGCCTCAGGATGTCATTGTGGCTATTTCGCAGGGCTATAAACTGGGTGGGGCAATCAAGGCTATGGAGCGAAAACTGGCTGAAGGCGGGATTGTTCATGGTGGCCAGGCAATGATGGCCTGGTGTGTGGGTAATGCGAAGGTGGAACCAAGGGGAAATTCAATTCTTATTACAAAACAGGCCAGTGGCTCAGCAAAGATTGACCCTTTGATGGCCGCTTTTAACGCTGTGGAATTGATGGCAGATAATCCAGCTGCAAAAGGTGGCATGAACGATTATTTGGAACATGGTTTTTTTGGATTGATTGGATAACACATGGCATTTCGTTGGTATAACCCTTTATCGTGGCGGATGTTTGGCTATAACGATCCGGTAAGCGGAAATTATGTTGAGCTGTCAGTTGGCGGAAAGGGCACTAATGCGGGTGTCACAATTACACCAGATAATGCTATTACGATCCCAATGGTTTGGTCGTGCATTAAGATTTTGAGTGAAACGGTATCAGGGCTGCCTCTTAAGCTGTATGAAGATGTGGGTGGAGACCGTTCACTGGTAAGCAAAGAAAAGCCAGCTGACAGGAGGCAGTTACGGTTATTAGGCAAGCCCAATCCCGTGATTACACGGTTGAATTTTCTTAAAGCTATGGTTGTGAATATGGCTTTATGTGGCAATGGATTTGCCATGATCCAGCGTAATTCATCGGGTGAATGGATTGGTACTATACCGGTATCAGTTGAGTCCGTAGATGTTGACCAGAGTGATGAGGGTATCGGACTTATTTACTATGTGAATATTCAGGGTGCCCGCATACCGGTCTCACCTGAAAACATGCTGCATTTCAAGCTTTTCAGTAAAGACGGGATTATTGGGCTGTCTCCGGTTGAAGCAATGGCTGAAACCATGGGGTCAGCTAAGGCCGCACAAGACTGGTCATCACGATTCATGCGTAAAGGCGGCTTTACCGGTGGATACGTGGTTTACAAAGACTTCCTGACCAAAGAACAACAAAAACAAATTATGGCCAAGTTTCCTGACGTAAGGGCGGGTGATACGGAAAGTATCGGGAAAATGGGCATCCTGCAGGGAGGGCCAACCATTATCCCTGCTGGTCTTAGCCAAAAAGACAGCCAGTTTATTGAGTCTCGGCAGTTTTCAGAAGAGGAACTGGCCGGCATCTGGGGGGTACCCCTTTTTCTGGCCAATCGTGCCAGTAAGACATCCATTATGGGATCCAACCTTGAACAACAGGTAGGTGGATTCGTCAAGTTTGGTGTCAAGCCATACCTGGATGCTATTGAGGACGAATTCAACGAAAAAATTTTTGGTGGAACGAACCGTTTTGTGGAATTTGTCGTTGAGGGTATTTTGCGTGGGGATTCAGCAGCGCGGGCATCCTATTATCAGTCTGCCTTGGGCGGTTCAGGTGGTTCTGGCTGGATGTCTATTGATGAAGTTCGGGAAAAAGAAAATTTACCACCGTTGGGTGGCGATTATGGCCGCGTGACGCGGTGGGAGATGCAATCCAATGTTGACTAAATACGAAGCACCTTTTGAGGTGAAATCAGTTGATGAAACAGGCAGTTTTGAGGGCTATGTTTCAGTTTTTAATAATATTGACCTTGGTGATGACGTAATTATTCCCGGGGCATTCACAAGAATAAAAACCACAAGGGCCGGCAAATTAAAGCTGGCCCTTTTTCATGACTTGACAAAGTTGATTGGCGCTGCCGATTTTCAACAAGATGATCATGGCCTATACCTGAAGGGAAAGATCAACCTGAACGTTAGCTATGCTCGCGACGCTTATGAATTGATGAAAGATGGCACATTGGACTCCATGTCAATTGGATTCAACCTAATCGACTATGACATGGAAACCAGAAATGGCAGGAAAATCCGTGTCATCAAGGAAGCGGAACTTTGGGAAGGGTCTATTGTGCCATTTGGCATGAACCCGGAAGCACAGGTACTAAGTGTCAAGTCAGATATACGAATTTTTGAAAGTGCCTTGCGTGAGCGCATGGGCCTATCACAAAAAGAGGCAGCGGCAGTTGCTTCAATCGGCTATCCAGCATTGCACCGCGATGGTGTCAAGATGGACACGGAGACCGTGGAAGAGCTGAAGAATCTTGAAAATATCATCAAATCTATTTTTGGAGAGTCTAAATGACTGATCAAATCAAAGCAATGCGAGAGAGCATTGAAGCCGAGCTTAAAAAAGGCTTTACCGACCTGCAACAAAAGTACGATAACGTATCAGAAGCCTTGGCCAAGGGTGAAGCAATCACAGCGGAAATGAAGGGCACCATTGAAAACCAGAAAGGTGAACTTCAAAAAGCCATTGACAAGGTTCAGGAGCTGGAAGAAAAAGGGATCCGTTTACAAATGCCAGGTGGCGTTAAAAAAGGTTTTATTGATCTGGTGAAATCCAATGCCGATTATCAGTCTATGACCTCACGTAAACAGGACAAGGCTGAAATTGAAATTACCAAGTCCGATATGCTTTCCATGATGGAAACCAAGGTCACCAGCGCTGGCATTGTGGCACCTGTTTATGATCCGGTAATCCAGGACAAGCCACGTGAAGAGCTTAAAATTAGGGACTTGATTCCATCGATCCCGGTTAACCAAGGAAACAGTTTCAGTTTCTTTGCCGAGTTATTGCATACCCATGGTGCAGCGCCTGTTGCTGAGGGTGCCGCAAAACCAAGCAGCAGTGTAACCTTTGAACAAAAAACGGATACGGTCAAGAAACTGGCTGTCTGGATGCCTATCACAGAAGAAGCAGAACAGGATGTGCCTCAATTGTGGGGTTATATTCAGGAATTGTTACGATATGACCTTAAATTGGAAGAAGAAACCCAGATTCTGAAGGGTGTGGGTACCGGCAATAACCTGAATGGCGTCATGACCCAGGCAACCACATATGATTCTGGATTGGCCAAGTCCGGTGATACTGATATTGATACGGTCCGTCGTGCAATTTATCAGGTCCGTAAACAGTCTAAACGTTCGGCCGATGCGGTCGTGATGCCTGAGCTGAACTGGATGAATATTGAGCTGCAGAAAGACACCACGAACCGATACTTGTTTGCCAATCTTCAAGGTCTCGTTACCCCAATCCTGTGGGGCCGTCCCGTTGTTACATCTGACTCCATGGATGAGGGAGATGGTACTACCACCGGCGGAGAGTTTCTGGTTGGTTCTTTTGCCCAGGGTGCACGAATTTATGACCGAATGGCGTTTACCGTTAAGGTTGGCATGATTAATGATGACTTTATTAAAAATCAACGTGTTCTGCTAGTGGAAGAGCGTCTGGGTCTGGCCGTTCGTCGTCCTTATGCTTTTGTGAAGGGTACTTTCTCGGTATAAAAAAAGGGGCTTTTGCCCCTTTTTGAGACATATCATCATATTTTGGAGAAATCATGAAAGTTAAGGTAATTTGGGGTTTCGTTGATCAGGCTGCTCATCATCGTGCAGGTGATGTGCTGGAGGTAAGCCAGCAAGCCGGGCATGATTTGATTGGTCGTGGTTTGGCTGTTGAACTTGTTGATGAGGCACAGGAAATCCCTAAGTCGACCAAGCCAGCAGTTCCTAAAGAGACGAAATGATTGATCTTGCATTAGTCAAACAGCAACTTAGGGTGCAGCATGACATTGAAGATGACTTATTGAGCAGTTATCTGCAGTCAGCTATTGCGCACGTTGAGCAGCATTGTGACCGAAAAATAGTTGAGACCCCGGCCAGTGAAGCTGAAATGGCTATGACGCCGGACGTTACACAGGCCATTCTATTACTGGTCGGCCATTGGTATGCCAATCGTGAAGCGGTGGTCATAGGTGCTGTACCTTCTGCTATTCAGCTGGGTGTTGATCGACTTTTGTGGTATAGGAAGCGTTTCTGATGCGTGCCGGGTCTTTGGATACACTTATTGAATTGTGGCATTCAACGTTGATTGCTGACAGTTTCGGGCAGCCGGTTGCCCACTGGCTCAAACTGGCTGATTTGTGGGCAAATGTCCGGTTTTTGAATGGCCGTGAATTTATTACGGCTGATAAAGAAACTGCTGAGACGAAAGTAAGTTTCAGGATTCGCGATTACCCGGTAACCCAGCAAATGCAGATTAGGTTGGATGGCAAGATTTATGAAATTTCTGCCGTCCTTCCTGCTGTTCGAAAAGGCTATATGGATTTGGCGGCTAAGGAAATTGTATGAGCACCCTTAAGATTGAATTGGCCGGTGACCTGAAAAAGCAGTTGGAACAGTTTGCAAAAGACCTGCAGGGTGAGGTGTTGACCAGTGCGGTTGCTGCCGGCGCAAAGGTTTTATATGACGAGTTGCAGGTAAGAGTACCGGTTGATGATGGGCAGCTGAAAAGTGCTGTTTATCGTTATATGGACCGGGAAACTGAGAAGCAGCCAAATAGGACGTATTTTGTGGGCGTCAACATGGCAAAGGCACCGCATTGGTGGCTGGTTGAATATGGCCATATGCAATCTTTTCAGGTGATTAAAACAAAAAATAAAGGCTGGATAACACTAAAAAAAAGACCATTGCCTGTCCCTCGTTTTGTTCCTGGCAAACCATACTTACGTCCTACTGCTGATGCAAAACTGGCTGAAGCACTGGACGTTATAAAAAAACGTTTTGGGCAGAAAATTCAGGAGGTTTCTAAATGATTGAGCCGCAAATCGTTTCGATAATTTCTTCTTTGGTAGCGGGTCGTGTTTATCCAGATACTGCCCCTTCTAAAGCCGAACTACCTTATGTTTTATATCTACAGGTTGGGGGGAAGGCTGTTAATGTACTTGAGGCCAAACCAATGAATAAGAAAAATGCCCGGTTTCAGATCATGGTTTGGGCAAAAACGCGTTCTGAATCAACCACTCTGATCCGTTCTATAGAAGACAGGTTGGTTACCGAATTACGTGCTTATGTTGAAGGAGCATCAGTTTCGGAATATGACTTTGACTCTGGTCTGTATGGATCCAGACAGGATTTCAGTTTTTGGTTTTAAGTGGTTGTTTCCGCTTTAAAAGCGGTTTTTTTTTATATTTGCGTCCTGGTGGGCGCTTTTTTTTCGTCCATTAAAAGGAAAATGATATGGCAGTTTCGCTTCCTAACGGCGCATTAATCGCCGTAGCGTCAGGTTATGACGCAGTGCAAGAAATTACAGCATTAACTAACGCAAGCCCCAGTGCTTTCACGACTTCTGCGGCCCATAATTTGGCTGATGGAGATATTGTTGAGGTTACATCGGGTTGGTCTCGGCTGACCAACAAGGTTGTCCGTGTAGATAATGTCAGCGCCAGCTCCGGTGACTTGGAAAACATTGATACGACTAAAACGGGTATCTATCCGGCGGGTGGTGGTGCTGGCTCATTGCGCAAGATCACCGGCTGGACGCAACTGTCTCAAATTTTATCGTCCACATCAACGGGCGGTGAACAGCAGTTTTTGGAATACCAGTTTTTGGAAGCTGATGCACAAAAACGGATTCCAACCTTCAAAACCGCGGCTGGCCTGACGTTTTCAGTCGCTGACGATGACACTTTGCCGGGTTACCAACTGATTTCACAGGCTAACGATGATCGTTTGCCCAGGGCTGTTCGTATCACACTGCCGTCTGGCGCCATCTTGCTGTACAACGCCTATATTTCATTAAATAAAACGCCTTCCTTGACCATTAACGAATTGATGGCCAATGAAGTGACGCTTTCACTGCTGGCAGAGCCCGTTCGTTACGGTTCTTAATTTCATCTTGGCCGTTTCATTACGGCCATTTTTATTGGATTGATATGTCAAAAATCAAATTTAAGCTGGTTCCTGATCCTACCTTTGAGTGGCCTGTACCTATTCCGGTGGCAGGAGCAAAGCCGGTGCCAGTGACGTTTGTTTTCAAGCATCGTGACCGTGCCGCTTACAAGGCTTTCATTGAAAGCCTAAGTGAAATGGACGATGAAGCCATTTTTAAATCATTGGTGGTGGGATGGGAGCTTGATGACGAGTTCAATGATGAAAACATCACCAAACTGCTTCAAAACTACCATGGTGCAGCCCGTGCCATTCTTGATGAATATATCAAGGAGCAAGGCGCATTAAGGGATCTTCAGCTGGGAAAGTAGGTGCAGAGCTGTATAAGTCTGGCCCTGATCCACAGGAGTTGGCCGCGTTTGGTTTGACGCCAGACGATATGCTGGTAGAGGTTGAAATTTGGCCGGATTTTGTGGCTTCGGTCAATTTGTTTTACTCATTGCGAACGCAGTGGCGAATGGGCTCTGCGGGTGCTATTGGGCTGGATTACAACGTCCTGTACATGAAAATGGATCGTATGAACTTGACGCAGGAACAGTATGAGCAGCTTGAATATGACATCAGGGTGCTGGAAATAGCGGCATTAAAAGAGATTAACAAAAAGGATTGAAATGACAGGAACTATTGCCAGTGGATCGATACGCATTGATGGTGATGTATCAGACGTCAGCGCCAAGATCAATACTGTTAATAAATCTATTGATAATCTGGGCAAGACCGCAAAAAAAGCAGGTGCTGAGGCCAGTGCCGGTTTGAATAAAATAGGAGCTGGCGGTAGCCTGGCCAGGGCTGAACGTCAAACCAATTCCTTAAAGAATGCCATTGAGCGAGCCACTGCAGCAGCTAAGGCTGGGGGTAAGGGAACTGCCGATTATTACCGCGCTCTGGCCAATGCCCGGGGTGTGGACAGTGCTGCCTTAGAACCATATATACGTAATTTGGAGTTGGCGCAGAAAAAAGCATCTGGATTGACGAATGCCTTCAGTACTGCCGGTGTAGCGATAAAAGGCTACATAGCGGCATTAGGTGTTCGCGATATCATCAGAATGTCTGATGGTTATACGCAATTTACCGCCCAGCTTAAGCTGGCAACACGTGGTACCCAGGAGTATGCAACAGCGTATAAAGATGTTAAGCGAATTGCGACTGAGGCCCAGGCTGATTTGAGTGCGGTGGGTATTTTATATGCACGTATTGCTACCGGTACCAGGGAATTGGGTATTAGTCAACAAAGGGTTGCTGATATTAATGAGGTTGTAAACCTGTCCCTGAAAGTGTCTGGGGCGACAGCTGAAGAGTCGGCCAGTGCCACATTGCAATTGTCTCAGGCGTTTGCTTCCGGTGCCTTAAGGGGGGAAGAATTTAATGCTGTTAATGAGGCAGCCCCCCGGTTGATGAAAGCGTTGGCTGATGGAATGGGGGTTGCTCAGGGATCTTTAAAAGATTTGGCATCGAATGGGCAAATTACATCCGAAGTGATGGCCAATGTATTGCCTAAAGCCCTTGAGCAACTGCGAAAAGAAGCAAAGTCTATTGAAACCATTGGTGGCTCCTTTGTTCTTTTGAAAAATGAAATCTTTGAACTGGTTGGTGCTGGGGCAGAGGTTAGTGGATTCTCAAGGGCAGTTAGCGGTGGTCTAAAACTGATTGCAAATAATTTAACAACGGTGGCCAGCATTATTGGTACGTTGGCTTTGGCTAAATTTGTTTCGTCGTTGGCTACCATGGCTACAGGGCTAAGAGCGGTAGCGGCTGGAGCAAAGGCAGCTGGGATTGCGTTGCATGCCTCATTGGGTCCTATTGGATTAATCACGTCAGGTTTAGGTTTGGCCACTGTTGCTGTGATGGCTTATGCCCGGTCATCAAAAACCGCAGCAGATCAAAATGTGATTGACCTGTCCAAAATGAAAATGGGTGTGGAGGAACTGGTTGAAGAATACCGTAAATTGAATGAGCTGCAACGGGAACAGTTTATAAATGTAAAGATTGAGGATTTGGATAGCGCAAAGCAAGATGTTCAAAAGTCTGTTCAAGACATGGTTGATGCATTTGAACCGTCGATGGCCAAAGGAGCAAAGGGAGCTGCCAAATTTCGGGCAGAGTTCTCAAAAGAGCTTTCCGGTATTGTGGCTGATACAGGTAAAACCCAGCAGGATCTTGTTCAGGCCATTGGTGATTTGGTGAATAAATATGCACCTTTGGGTAAGGTGTCAGCAGACTACAGGGCCGAAATGGTCGCCTTGGCTGGAAAGATTGTAGAAAATAAAGGTAATGTAAACACCCTGTCAAATGAACTAGAGTCGCTTAAAAAAGTAACCCAAGAAGTAACTGCGGCGTCTTCTGAATTGGCCAATATCCAGCCGCCAGCAGGCATGGAGAAATGGGATGAGTATCTTGCCAGCCTGACAGCCGCACGGGACATGATCGGCATGAATGCCCGTGAGCTTGGGGAGTTTAAGGCAGCTCAGGCGGGGGCCAATGATATTCAAAAAGAAATGGCCGGTATTGTTTCAGCTGAGGCTGTTGAATATACGAATTTACAGAATGCCATAAAAGATAAACAGAAAGATGCGGCCAATGCAGCCATTGAAAACATTCGTAACCTTGATCTGGAAAGGCAGCGGGTAGCCTTGCTGGCCCAGCAAATGGCAAGTGTCATGGCGGCTGCCAGGGCTTTTGCGCAAGGCAATGTTTCTGCTGATGTACAGGCCGGTGTGTATGCCAGCATTAATGAGGCATATGCCACATATTCAGCCACTGGTTTGTCGGTATCTCCTGAAACCGAAAAGCAGATTGCCCGGATTCAGAAAAACACGGTACCTGGAGTAAAAAACAGCAAAAAAAGCGGTGGTGGTGGGACTAAATCAGATCCAGCGGGCGACTACATCAAGCAGCTGAATGAACAGATTGCCCTGATCGGTAAACAGACTGAATACGAAAAGGCCTTGGCCAACATTCAACTTGGCAAATATGGCTCGTTAAATCAATACCAGCGTGATGATATTCTGGGTAAGGCGCAGGCGCTGGATTTGATTAAAGAAGCGTATGAAGAAACTGAAAAATACCAGGCGTTTATTGAAGAGATCACCGGTGAGGCCCGATTAAAAGAGCATGAACAGCAGATCCAGTGGCTTACAAAGGCCTGGAATGAGGGTCGTATTGGTGCCGAGGATTATAAGAAGTACGTTGATGAGCTGACGGCCGAGTACAACGAGTCGTTTATTGAAATGTCCGAGTTTGCCAAAGAGGCAAGCGCGAATATTCAAAATCAGTTGGGCGATACGCTTGAAAAGGCCTTGTCCGGAAACATGGACAGCATTCTTGATGACTGGCTCAAGCTGTTGCAAAAAATGGTGGCCCAGGCTATTGCCACGGATTTAAATCAGGCTTTATTCGGTAAAGGTGTTACTGGTAGCGGTGATTTGCTGGGCGGGTTGCTTGGTGGCATCGGCAGCCTGTTCGGCGGCTCTGCACTGGGCGGGGCATCAGCATCCAGCCCATACATGCCGGCCGGCGGCTGGGGCACATTTACCGGTGCAGGTTCATTTTTCGCTGATGGTGGTTACACAGGACCAGGCGGAAAGTATGATCCTGCCGGCATTGTTCACCGGGGCGAAGTAGTTTGGTCACAAGATGATGTGCGCAGGCATGGGGGGGTTTCAAGGGTCGAAGCAATGCGGTTACGCGGCTATTCATCGGGTGGCGTTGTGGGTGGTGGTCCGGCTGCTCCGGCCAAACAACAACCGGTGATCCAGCAAACATTCAACATCACAACTCCCGACGCGGATTCATTCCGCAAATCCCAGTCTCAAATTGAGCGGAGCATGATGATTTCCGCTAACCGACAGATGGCCAGAGCATGAGTGATTTTCATAATGTACGTTTGCCTGCGTGTGTGCTGACGGGCGCCACGGGTGGGCCCGGCTTTAAAACCACGATTATCACGGCTTCCTCTGGCCAAGAGTACCGGAATCAGGACTGGCAAAAAGCACGTGGCAAGTGGGATGTCGGGTACCGGAACCGGCATGAAGAAGTGCGGGCCATTATTGATTTCTTCTACGCAAGACGGGGCAGGGCCTATGGTTTCCGGTTCAAGGACTGGTCCGATTACCAGGTGGACAACGTGATCGGCATGACGGATGGTGTTCAGCGGGCATACCAGGCTATCAAGATTTATCAGTCAGGTTCACATCAATACCATCGCAAACTAACCCGTCTAGTTGCCGGTTTTAAAGTTTTTGTGGGTGATGTTTCAGTGGCCGAAGCGGTCAATCTGGATACCGGTGTTATCACCTTGCCAGCCTGGCCAGCACCCGAGGATCCACCGGTGCCACACGTACCGCAGCCGATACGGATTGTGGGTGAGTTTGATGTACCGGTGCGCTTTGATGTAGATGAACTGCCGCTTTTGATGCACACCCGTGATGTGTCGGAAATCGGTAGCGTTCCAGTGGTGGAGATTCGAGATGGTAACTAGGCAGCAATTGGTTGATGAAGCCAGAACATGGCTGGACGTGCCCTGGCGGCACCTTGGCCGTAATCGTGCCGGCATTGATTGTGTTGGGCTGGGGGTTGAAGTGCTGAAGTCGCTGGACCTGCCCTGGCATGATGTGCCTTCTTACAGTAGCACGCCTCATGCCGGACTGATTGCGCATATCAAGCAGGTTTGTGACCCGATCAAGATTACCGATATCCAGCCGGGTGATGTGCTGGTTTTCCGTACCGCGCATTATCCGTTTCATGTAGGCATGGTCAGTGAGAAATACGGCAAGTTGCATGTGATTCACGCTACAGCAGCCCGCCGGAAAGTGGTTGAAGAGCCTTTTGCACATGAGCTGGTGGGCAACGTGACACACGCATTCCGGATCCGGGGGATTGAATGAAAGCGATCAGTACAAAAATGAAGCAGCATATTGGCCAACAGGTCAGTACGCTGGCCACCTGTTGGCTGATCGTCCGCAGGGATGGTACCCGACACACGATTACCGACAGTGATGAGTCGATTGTGTTTGGTGGGGAAACGTATGTATCCCGGCTTGGCTTTAACAGGTCTGCATTGGAATCCAAAAACAACCTTGAGGTTTCAAATCTGGAAGTTTTTGGGGTGATTGATGATGCCATCATCTCGGTCGAGGATATCGAGGCTGGACGGCTGGATTACGCTGAGATGGAAGTCTTTCTGGTGAACTGGGCAGATCCTGATGGCTATGGAAAAATACCGGTTCGCAGCGGTACGTTCGGTGAGGTGCGATTGACGGATTCAGGCATGTTTGTAGCCGAATTGCGTGGAAATACACAGCCGTACAGCCAGGTGCTGGGTGAAATTTATACACCAGAGTGCCGGGCCACATTTGGGGATCACCGTTGCAAGGTGGATGTTACCCAGCACCAGATGACGGGTACTGTGGTATCTGCGGCATCGAGAGCACAATTTGAAGTGGATGTCGTGGTGCCAGCCGAGTTTAACGAGGGAATTTGTGTTTTTCAGACAGGCAGGAATGCCGGCAAGACGTGTGAGATTTCCCGCATGCAAGATATGGTCATGACGCTGAAGTTTGCTGCTCCGCTGCCGATTGAGGCGGGTGATACGTTTTTGCTGACCAAGGGCTGTGACAAAAGGACAGAAACGTGCAAGGGCCGGTATTCCAATATTATCAATTTCAGGGGTGAGCCGTTCTTGCCTGGGCAAAAAGTGTTTTCACCGGTGAGGGTTGACTAATGGCTGCAGTTGGACGGTTAGCGCTGGCCGTTGTCGGCTATGCGGTGGGTGGGCCGCTGGGTGGTATGGTTGGTTCGGTCCTGGGTGGCCTGCTGTTCCCGCAAGAAATACCAGATCAGCATGGCCCCAAGCTTAGCGACACATCAATCACGAATTCAAGCTACGGCATTGGCATCCCCAAAGTTTGGGGCACCTACAAGGTTTCTGGCAACGTGATCTGGGCAGGACCGGTTACCGAGCATAAGGAATCTACTGAAATCGGCAAAGGCGGTGGGCCAGAGTACCACGAGTACACCTATACCCAGTCGTTTGCGCTGGCGCTTTGTGAGGGGCCTATCAAGCGGGTAACGAAAATCCTGTTTGATAACAAGCTGGTTTACGATGCGACCGGTGATACGGTTAATGCGGGGGTTCATTTCCGGTTTTATAAGGGAGATGAAGACCAGTTGCCAGACAGTTTGATTGAGCAACATGAAGGTGCTGGCAATGTGCCGGCATTCCGTGGCCTGGCTTATCTGGTGTTTGATGAACTGGATATTACCAATTATGGCCGGATACCCACGATTGAAGTGCATGTTCAGGATGCGGGTGAGGATGCGTCGATTATCAAGCCGGTTGTCGATACGTACTACTATTTTCGTAACAACATGATTGTTGATATGCACAGGGGTGTTGCTTATGCGGATATGGCTGATTCTGTGCGGATTTACGATGTTGATACCCGGGAGTTACGGGCGGAGATTAATAAGTCTAGTGTCGGTATCAAGGGTGAGATTGTTGCAGCAGGAAATGGGCTTGTTGTTGAGTATTGGTATATTACTTACGCACTAGGCAAGTGTTATCTTGTCTTGCGGGATGGCAGTACGATGATGCCTGTACCTCGTACAGAGCAAATTTATATCGGAAACATGAGCAAAGGAATGTTTCCCGACAACATTGAGTTTTTTTATTGGCTGGATCCAGAAACTGGCATAGATCATATGATTTGTGCATTTTCTGGCGGCGCTTTAGTCAGTAGTTCGTGGAGCTCTTTTTATAATTTTATTGATCAGGAACGAAGCTGGGATGTGAATGACCTAAGCAATGGGCCTTTAATTACTTGCTATGCTGGAAGTGGCCAGTTATACATCGCTTACGGTGCTAAATATGAAGATCATACTTTATGCATACAGCGCATGAGTTGGAATCACAAGCGGGCGCATGATCAATATCCGATAAAAATAGATGTACGAGAAATTGACCCCTTGTTGCCACCATTAGTTCGAAGTCAAGGCGGTAATGCTGGTGTAGATACGGTTATCAATGAAATCTACGCAGACCCGAATGACGGCAACGCTATTATTGTGCTGGGTCGGTCGTACATGATTAAAGTGGATGTCGAATCCGGTGATATCATTTGGTCATTCAAAGGACGCAAAAATCCAAGCTACAGCATGGGCCGAATCGGAAAGGGCAGTGATTTGTCGGCTGGCAGAGTGCTAATGCTGGGCGACAAGCAATACGTATTGGATACCCGAACCGGGGCTGTAGTTTATGAAGCAGCCAGTGGTGTGACCTCCGCTGTCTATAACAGCAAAACCAACGGATCCTTTATTACCGATGCTCTGTTGGGTAGCCAAAGAAAAAACCAGGCTGAATACTACCAGCGGGCACCGGATGTATTAATACCCATTGAAAGAGTACTGGAAACCCTGCGGACAGACTCCAAGGCCAAGCCGTTTGATTATACCGATGTCAAAGACTGCCAGATCCGAGGCTACATGCGGGCCAGCCCGACAACAGGGCGTTCCATGATTGACCCGCTGGCTACGATGTTCAGCATTGATTTTGTGGACGAGAGCAACAAAATCAGGCTTAAAAGACGTGGCTCTGCAGCGGTTAAAACGGTTGAAAAACCGGAAATGGTGGTTGTTGATAATGAGACGGGTGCAGTTCTGCAAACCACCAGAACGCAGGAAATTGAGCTGCCCTATGTCGTATCGGTCACCTATGCGGACTATGGCCGTGATCTTGAACAGTCAACCTATCACGCGGCCCGTTATGCAGGCAATGTCGAATACTCGGCGACCGACAGCAGAAACAGGGTCACGCTTGAAGCAGCCATGGCGATTGACGGCAATATTGTCAAACAACGGGCAGACACGATGCTACGTGAGTACTGGAATGGCCGTGATCTGCATACATTGAAATTGCCACGGCCAATGCTGGATCTGGAAACTGGCGATGTCATTACCCTTTCAATTCCCGGGCGAGTGCCGCAGGATGTCAGGATTGAAGAAATTAGCATCGGTGCCGATATCTCAATCGAAGTCAAGGCAATTAGCCAGGATTCCAGCCAGTATACCAGCATCGTGCCGGCCGAAGCTGGCAGCGGCTTTATCAAACAAACCATACCATCACCCAACGAACTGTTGGAACGGCTGTATCTGCTGCCAGTGCCATTGCTGCTGGATTCAAACGATACCGGCCGTGATCGTTCAATGCTGTATTACGCGGTTGGTGCTTATCACGAGCGTTGGCGCATTGGCATTTTGGAGTACAGCAGAGACGGGATATACGAGAAAGTAGCCGATATTGGCGGCGCTACGACTCACGGGGCAATCGTTTCCGAAATTCCCGCGGCTAGTGCTGATACATGCTTTGCGACTGATGATGTGCTGAAAATTAAGGTTCGGTTGATTCTCGGTATCCTCAACAGCGTTACCCAGGAGCAGATGCTTAACGGTGCCAATGCGGCCGTAGTCGTGCATAGCGACAACCGGGCAGAAGTGCTGCAATTCAGGGATGCCGAACTGGGGGAGGATGGTATATACACACTGTCCGGCATTTTACGAGGGCGCAGGGGTACAGATCACTGGGCTCGCAATTATGTTGCTCCAGCCGGTGCCAGCTTTGTACTGCTGAACACAAAAACAGCAGGTGGTGTATTTGTACCACTGGCTGATCTGGGCAAAACACGGGTATACCGGGCATCAGAAGCCAAGCAGGACAGAGCGACTGGCGATGTTCGTTCTATCGTAGCCGCTGGCTATGATTTGATGCCGTATGCTCCGGTACATGTTCGTGCTGAGGGAGAGCAGGACGCAGATTGGGTGTTTACCTGGGTTAGGCGTACCCGGCTTGGCGGAGAGCTGGCCAGTGGAACAGGGGCTGTACCGTTGCATGAGGATGTCGAAAAATATGCAGTCGATATTTACCTGAATGGTGTTTTAACCAGAACGCTGGAATCTGACGCTCCAAATGCTGCTTACACGGTTGCCATGCAAATTGAGGACGGATATCAGCATACCGACATCGGGGAAATTCTTGTCTATCAACTATCAGCACAGGTTGGTCGCGGCTTTGCGTCAGATCGTCTGAAATTTAGTGGCATTGCGCTTGATGTTTCAAAGCTGGATGTAATCAGCATAATGCCTACGGATCCACAGCAGGAAGTGGCACAGCTTAGTGTTGTGGCAATGCACAGCCTGGAGCCAGCATTGGATTTTGCCCAGCTGGGTGTGATTGTGCTGCATGAAGAGCAGCCTAAGCCGAATATGGATATTTCACAATTGGGCGGCGTGGTGCTGGGCGGTGGCGGAACGGCAACGATGGATATTTCACAATTGGGCGGCGTGGTGCTGCATGAAACGGAGTTTTAATTATGGCGCTTTTGTATATTGATGAGTTTGAGAATGGTGCTGTCGGTGTGAATTTGAATGCAGGGCCGAATGCAAGTCTTTTTCAAGTGAGAGTGATTATTGGGCAGGGGGAATTCGTTAGAATAGTGAATGGAACTCTGTCAGATAAGCAGGTTGTTATAAGGTCAAGGGGGGGTGCCGCTCACCAGCAAAATGGTTTTGTACTTTTAGATGGTGTGCATACAGATGAAAAAATAACGGTAGGTTTTGCTTTATCTGTTTCAGGTAATATTAACAATACGTCGTCAGGTATAAGCGTCGGCAATACAAAACCTCTTTCTTTTTCAAACCATGTGAGTAGCATTCTGGTTATTAATTCAGATGGATCATGTACGATTGGCGACCTGACCTCAGCCCCAGGTCTTTTTCTTGATTCCGTTTATTCGTATGTTGAAGTGACTGTTGATTATGGTACAGGTTCTTTTGATCTATGGGTGAATAATGTACACCAAGGCTCTGGGTCGATGTCTTTTTCTGGAGAAAAGAAAGTACAGTTCGGTGCTACTGGAGTGACATCATCTAGCTTGTATGAATTCTACGATGACATCTACATCCTTGACGACGCGGGCACCACTCACAACCAACGACTTGGCCCTGTGCGCGCTGTCCGTGTGCCGTTTAACGCAACTACGGAAGCCAATTTCACGCCCTTTGGTGCTGCAGACAACATCACAGCAATCAACAAAGACGCCCCGAATACCAGCACATTCAACCGATCTCCAGCAGCAAACAATGTCGGTGATTACTTCAAGCTGGACACCTCCGTCCTGCCTGAAGATAGGCCAATCATTGCCGTTCAGCAGTCTGCCATGTATCGGAAAACGGACATCGGTGAGCGCGCGTTGAAATTGGTAGCCAAAGAGGGCGTAGACCGTAAAGAACACCCGCTTCCTGACCGGCTCGTTACTTTCTCCGGTGGCCCTGCTCAGATACTTGAAGCGGCAGCTGATGGGTCCGCTTGGGATTTAACTAATTTGGCCGCCACCGACTTTGGATACGAGGTAACAGAATGAGCAATAACCTATCATTACCGCAAGTAGCCCCAAATCAAAACCAGAAAGAAGTCACGATCAATGATCAAGCCTTTGCGCTTGATGCAGCAATGACCGAAGTGCTGCAGGTTGACCTAAGCAGCGGATCCGAAATACTCACCAATGCCGAATTTACTCGGCATTTTTTATTTGTTGGTGCTGGCCAAACGGCCGCAGCGACATTAACTGTGCCGGCGATTAAACGGTTCTTTGCGGTACAGAATGCGGGTGATTTTGATTTGTCTGTGTCGGTCGGATCATCAAGCGTCACTGTTGTGCCTGGTGCTTGCTCACTGCTTTATAACACCGGTGCTGATTTGATCAGGATTGGTTAATCTTACATTGTTAAACCACTGACGCCCCTTCGGGGGCTTTTTTATGGGTGGAGGAAATGTTGAGTAACGACTCATATTCAACGATTGAAAAATTTGTGCCTGGCGTTATCGGCAGCATTGGTGCTCTTTTGTGGATCAAAGGCACGCTAATCCGAAAAGTATCGATGGTCATTCTGGGTGCGGCAGCCAGCTACTATGGCGCGCCGTATGTAATCAGTCAATTCGGACTGCAGGAAAATTTGGCTGGCTTTCTTGTTGGGCTATTCGGTATGTCCGTAGTCGATTGGATATTCACCAGCTGGGACGGTATTTTGAACGATTATCTGCGTGCCAGGCTGGGTTTGCCACCGGATCGAAGGAAAGGGGAGTAAGACATGGACGTGAGCACAATTTACATGCTTGTTTTATATTTTTTTGTACTAATTAGCTCAATTTTGGGTGCATTTAACGTTCTGTATGGCGCAAACCTGCTACAGCGACTTGCTTTGTTTTTGCTTTCGATCTGGTCAATGTGGTGGATGCAGGTGATTTACGAGGAAGGCTACAACGGTAACCACGAAGTTCTTGAAGTGACTGCATTGGCCATGTTTGCAGCCGGAACCATCCAGAAAACCTTGAAATGGAGAAAACGATGATTTTGATTTCAGCAGGCCATTCAAATTCAGATCCCGGTGCAGTTGGTAACGGTTACACCGAAGCCCAAATAGTCACGGAATTCCGTAACCTGGTTGCGTTTTATCTTAAGCGCGCAGGGGTGGATTTTATAACCGATGGAGCTGGGGATGATAACAAGCCGCTACGTGATGCTATCGAGCTGGCCAAAACAGCCGATTTGGCAGTGGAATTTCACTGCAATGCTTTTTCCAGCCATGCGGCTACTGGGGTGGAAACGCTAAGCGACTTTAAGCATCGCAAACTTGGTGGGCAAATTTGCCAGGCAATATCCGGTGTCCTGGGGATCACGAATCGTGGGGCAAAAGGAGAATCCTCTGGCCAACATTCACGGCTGGGCTTTGTGCGGGCGGGTGGGATCATTGTTGAGCTGTTTTTTATCAGCAATCCGAATGACGTTGCCGTGTACCAGGCCAAGAAATGGCTTGTAGCCCAGGCCGTAGCTGAACTACTGATGGAGCACGGAAAATGATTGACTGGAAAGTGTATGCGGGAATCGGCCTGTTGGTTGCAGGCTTTGCTTATGGCCAGCTGCAATATCAGAGAGGTCATAGCGCAGCAGAGCATGAACAGATGGTTGCTGATTTAACTGAATACAAGAAAGCAGCTGACACACTCTTGCTGGCCAGTCAGTCCGCCCAGGTGGCGATCGATGGAATAGGGCAGGTAAGAAATGATTTTGTGAGGGAATACAACGATGCGATGCTTAATTCTTTTGATTGTTACGCTGATGACGGCCGGATGCGTCTCATCAGAGACTTATACCCGGCCCCCGTTACCGGGCAACCTGATTGA